TTCAATTCAGTCTAATGTCTGGCCGCAAAGTCATCTAAAGACTGCTCCAATAGGTGTAACACAATGTCAGAAGTGCCAGTATAATCGTATCTGCAACAGTGAGAACGATGAGGAAATGAAGCGTAAGATTGAGGATCATTTCCAAATGGGCAAACGTTGGGATGTAGGTAAGCAAAATGAAGAGGAACAAGTAAATGGCGACTAAGTGCATTCACAAGTACAGGTTGAAAGATTTAGCCAGGAAGAAAGATACACCACCCTATCTAGTTTATGTTTGTGTAAAACAGGATTGCTCTCATAACATTCGGGTAGAGTTAGTCGATGGTAAGGTAGCTGAATGTAATCGTTGTGGTGATAACTTTATTATGAAGCTATCTAAATTGAAACATGGTTCTACAATCATTGTTCGGCCACACTGCGAGGATTGCACAAAGACACCAGATAGGATTAGGAAAGTTAAAGATAGGGTAAGTCAGGACTTGGACAGCTTGATTGATTCTATCCTACCTAAAGGGATGTAAGAAGTAAATAGATAAAGTAGTTAGTCGGGCGGCTGTTAGCCTTACATACTATCGAGTAACACAATGAATCTAGCATTAATCAATAAATTGCATGAGGAAACTGAAATCATCAACAAATGCTGGATATGGAAAGGAACCAAAAGCGATGGCTATGGTTATATTAGATACAACGGAACATATTGGCGGTTACACAGGCTATCCATTTCTCTTTATACGAAACAACCGTATAATGGGGATTGGATAGCCTGTCATATTTGTAATGTGAAGTTGTGTTGGAATCCTTTGCACCTGTATGTTGGTGATACTAGTTCTAATACGTTAGACACAGTAAAAGCTGGCACTCACTATGGCGGAGCTAACCATAGAGCTAAGACAACCTGCCCTAAAGGTCATCCTTATGACTTGTTAGATAATGCAGGCAAGAGAAGATGCACGATATGTATTAATGAGGCTAGGAAGCTAGCTAAGGAAAGAGATAAGAGATTAGGTATAAGATGAGGATTGGTATAGTAGGAAGTGAAGCTAAGAAGTTTACTCCTGAAACAGAGCTACTTGCTAAGACTAGACTAAAAGAGCTTATCCACCCATACGATACAGTAGTATCAGGTGGTTGCCATTTAGGTGGTATTGATATATGGGCTATTGAAGAAGCTAAGAGACAAGGTAAGGCAACAGTAGAGTTTCTACCTTCTCATCATAACTGGCAGTTTTATAAAGATAGGAATATGAGGATTGCCAGAGAGTCAGATATGGTAGTTTGCTTAACAGTGAAAGCATTACCAACCGGATATAAAGAGCAAGGATTCGAGAAGTTTTGTTATCACTGTAATACTTCAGGCCATATCAAGTCAGGTGGATGTTGGACTGTTAAGTATGCAAAGTCTTTAGGTAAGCCAACGATAGTATATGTGATCGGTTAATATGCCCAATCTTAATAGTGAAAGTTACGATAACAAGTTCAAAGGTTTATTCATTGGTCCTACTGGTTGTGGTAAGACTATTGCAGCCGCTAGCTGGCCGGGTAAAACTCTCATCATTGATTTTGATGTAAGACATAAGCCTATTCATAAGTGGTATCCAGAACGTGTTAAAGCTGGCGATTATATGGTTGAGACTATTGACTACGCTAACTTTAACTCTACGATGAGTAGGTTGTCTGAGTCTCTTAAGACTTACAACACATACGACAATATCATTCTTGATGGTATTACTTCAGCAACGCTAACCATTGTTTCAATGTTGCTGTATAACAAGAAGGGATTTGTCACCTTCTTTGGTAAGAATATTCCAACGGAGAATAAAGGTTCTAAGATTACTTCTGGTGGTACAGCCGTTCCAGGTTGGGATGAATGGAATGCTTTGGCTATTATCACCGGCCACCTTATCGAGTTTCTAAAGGGTCAGAAATGTAATCTATTTGTTTCTGCCCATCCGGTTAAGAGAACCACCATTGATGGAACAAAAGCTGATACTAGAAGTTCTATTGTAGCTTTTGGTCCGAAGATGGAATCAATTGTTCCAGCCTACTTTGATGAAGTTTGGTATTTCGATTATAAGGTTGAGTCTGACAACTCTGGAAAAGAAGTTATCAAAAGGGTTTGTCATACTGGACCGACTGAGAAATACTTTGATGCTAAGACTTCATTGAAGCTTCCTATTGAGATTGATTATACAGATAAGAACCTGTATGATTGTGTTAAGGAGTATTTGTGACATACGATCCTGAAACAATGGAAGTTATTCGTGAAGGTCAAGCTCTTATCATTAGAAACCTAAGAGATGAGCTTGATAGACTTAAAGACATTCTAGTAACATGTAATATCGTTTGTGCTGAATGTTATCTACATGGTGAAAAACCTGGTAAACATGCTGGCCCATGTATTGAAGATGAAGTCTTAAAGCTTAAGAGTGAGAGACTAGCAACAAAACAGGGAACTAACAAATGAGATACCACTGCCACTTCTGCGGTAAATCAGTAACATCAGAGTTACCCCATGATACTGTAATTAGGGCTGTATTAGCGTGTCCTGAATGTATTGAAGCTGGCAGGATTGTTATTCCTGAGTTGAAGAAATGATTAACGTAGTAGTATGGAGTCCAATCTACGTTGATATTGAAAATAAGAGATATGAATTTAAGTCAAAGGCTGACTTAGTTATCTTCATAAAGGACTTGTTAGATAAAGTTTGTTTCTCAGGAGAAACTATCTGTCTTGAGAGTGCAGAGTTTGTAGAAAAAGAAGGCAAAGCACTCTTTACTGAGATAGATAGATGGTCTAAAGTTTAGTAAGAACAAGGTTATCCTGATCACTCAATAACGAGGATAGGATAATGAAAGGCGCCAACAAAAAGAGCGCAAAGAGGTAAAGTAACATGGCTGACGAATCTATTGTTTGGGGAATCACTGCTGACGACATCTCTAAGAACCGTTTGGTTGATGCTCCTTCTTGGCTTCCTACAGAGATTGTAGATTTTGCCGTAGAAGATGCTAAGGCTGGCGATTCTAAGAACCTTCATCTTACCTTGAAGGTTTTTGCAGGGGAATTGAAGGGACTTGAGAATCCCTTTATCTATTTCTCTGAGAAGATGCCTGTTATGGCAGCCCCTCTTCTTATTGCTTGTGGGTTTCCACAGAATCCCGATAAGAGCTTTAATGTGAAGCTCTCTAAGGGAACCATGATTGGCAAGAAGTTTCTTGCTCATTGGGTTCGTGGAACGTATAACAATAAGCCTGTTAATCAGGTGGACGATTACGCTCCGCTCCCGTCTAACGAGTAAATTACCCTACAAGGATTACATCTTTAAATTAGAATGTAATCTCACAAGTTAGGGTAGCCTAGTTTTTCCGGTTATCTAGGATAAAAATAAACCGGTTTTCTTTATGGGTATGTATGATGAGGTAGGAGTATTTACTCAGGCTCATTGGAGCTATCTAATCCAAAGAGTCAACTATCTAAGGAGAAACAAAATGGACGACAAGGCTAAAGTAAGTGAAATCTTTAGTTATCATGCACCAACCGAACGTCAAATTGAAAGTATGAAAGTCATTAGAGGTGCTGCTCTTTATCTAGCAGAAGCTATCATTACAGAATGTCCAGCAAGTGCTGATAGAACTACAGCTATCAGAAAGATTAGAGAAGCGGTAATGACTGCTAATGCTTCCATCGTTCTTGATGGAATGGTTTAGTTTACTTGGGACTGTGGCGGAACTGGCATACGCAGTAGACTTAAAATCTACAGGTAGCAATACCATAAGGGTTCAAATCCCTTCAGTCCCACCACTAGAAAGAACACAATGATTACTGTAATCGTCACATTGGTTATCGTTGGACTCTGCATGTATCTCGTAGAGAATTATGTCCCAATGTCACCGCCGATTAAAACTGTCCTCAGAGTAGTCGTTGTTTTGATGCTAGTAATCTGGCTACTGAATATCTTCAACATTGTTAACCTGCCTATGCGCCTCCCATGAAAAAACATGGACACTGAAGCCTCTAAAATAAATGAGCTAGTTTCCTCCCTTCGTTCTCAGAGGGACTGGGTAAATGAAATACAGAACCTAACTCTACTGATTGAAAAGCTAGAGAACATGGGTAAGGTTACATCTACCCGTGAACTATCGAAGATTCTAGACAAGTCTAAAAGCTGGATTGCTATATCCCTGACTCTTGCTAAAGGTCTGAAGGTGTATCCAGAGATCGAAAAATTTAGCAACCGCAACAAAGCTTATCTCTTCCTCCAGAGAAAGCAAAAGCTCAGAAGGTTTTTAGACTAATGACAGTAACAAACAAGGTATCTATAATCACCAGCCGGTTTGAAATCACTAAGAAACAATTAGATGGATTCCGTAATCTTATTCCAACATTCAATAAGGATAAGAATGGATTCCTAGTTGGAGGTGATAGCGCAGACTATGATATTTATCTCACATTAATTGGACAGGGTTTTAAAGTAGAAGTATATCCGCACTCAGGTAATAATGGTGAGATTGAAAAGTTTAATGGGGCTACTGTAATCAATTCATCCCTGCCACTAAGAGATAGAAACAAGAGGATGATTGATAGTAGTGGGATTGTGATTGGTATCCCCCAAACGTTTAATGAATTTGAAGACTCCCCATCGTGGAAGACATTAAGGTATGCTATTCAGAATGAGAAAGAAGTTTATGTGATTAGTCCTAACGGATACTGTTGGGGTTTAGAATGAGAGTAGAACGTATAGAAGAAGGCGAATGTGAGTTTCCTGATTTAGCAGGATGGACTGAACCGGGTTGGTATTTCTGGAATGAAACTCTAACCCATTGTCACGGTCCATACGATACTAAGGAAGAAGCGACAGTAGCATTCTCAGAATACTGTGAACATCTAGAGTCTCAAGGATAAACAAATGGAACAAGATCCAGATGTTGTAAGACTATGGATTCAAACTGTTCTAGAATCAGGTGTAGGTTTGACAAAGTGGGAAGCTGATTTTGTTGCTAGTATAGACCAACAATTTCAGCAGAAGAAGTCATTAAGTGAAAAGCAACTGGAGGTTCTCGAAAGAATTTATGCAGCCAAAACTCCTTAGAGGATATGATGCCATTAATCCCCGGTGTATTAGAGACATTTGAAAAATTGGGCCGGCTCCATAAGACCAAAAATGATGATTACGCAGGTGATAAGGGAGCCTTTTTCAATTTTGAATTTGCTGATTATGTCTCTTCATTCTTCATCAAAGCAAGAGATAAAGTCTACGCTACCATGATGGGAATTAAGTTAGCCCGGCTAGCAGTCGTGTTAACTAGTGACAAGGTAAATCATGAGTCAGTAGAAGATACCTTTGATGATATGATTCTATACGCCACTATCTGGAAGTCAGACTACATGGCAAGAGTAAAAGGTTATCATCCAAAGGTAGAAGTAGCTACAATCAGAGAGACAAATAAGGCATAAGATGGATGATACGCTCTGTTATATATGTCACGAAGAGCTTAAAGAACGTGACCTCATTATCCCGGTTCAAATTAATATGAGGCTACCATTTGGTTATCTTAATGTAATGGTAATGCAGCACTACATGTGTGGTCTGAATAACTACTTTGAGAATATTAATAGCCGGGCGGAAATAGCAGAAAAAGATAGACTTGCTATCGAAGCTAAACTGATGGAAGTTCTTACTAATATGCGGAAGGGCACAACACAGTAATGCCTAATATGGTAAGTGGTGAAGGTAATGGTTACAGTAAACTATTAATCCTAGGAGACTATCCAGATAACAGTTCAGATAAATACTCTAGACCATTTCAAGGATCTGTTGGTGAATTTCTTGATAGAGTATTTACTGAACTTGGTTATCCTTCATGGAGAGCAGACTTCTGGGTTACATATGTTTCACGCTACAGGCCGCCCTTTAATGATATAAAGCAGCTTGGAACTGTCTGTGATATAGAGGAAGAGAAGCAGCGGCTATACAAAGAAATACTGTCTATCAAGCCTAACGCTATCCTCACTCTAGGTCCACTTTCGTTTGAAACATTAACTGGCCTCTCTAAGCTACTGACTTATAGAGGTAGCATTCTACCATCACAGGTAGGTGATGCAAAGATTGTTGGCACTATTTCCCCTTACCACCTGATTAGAGTAAGTGATGAGTCTGAGGATAGCGATGAGTCCAAAGGTTTATTTTCTTATGTATGGAAGTGGGTATTAGGTAATGATATTAAAAGGGCCATACAAGAATCCAAATCATCGGGCTGGTCTTTACCTCAACGGACATTACTTATTGCAAGAAATTCAGTTGATGTATCGAGATTTATTGACCGGCGAGTTAAGAGCAAAGACAGATTCTTTGCAGACATTGAGACAATTGAATCAACAATTCCAGGATGTATTAGTCTTGCTTGGGACAAACATGAGGCAATCTCCATCCCACTCTTTAACAAAGTCGGACGATACGAAATAAGCACAATTCCAACTACTGATTTAGCCTTTATCTGGCAGCGTTTAGATAAGCTGTTTCATGAACAGGAAGTATGTGGACAGAACTTTAAGTTCGACCAAGCTAAGTTAGAAATGCTTGGCTTTAGATTCAAGGGTCTAAAGTCTGATACAAGTTTAAAAGCTCACACTATCAATCCAGAGATTCCCTATGTTGGTCTTGCGTTTATTTCATCTATCTGGACAAGAGAACCTTACTATAAAGACGAAGGTAAAGAGTTCATCTTTGGTAAGCACGACATTGACAGATGGTTCTTATATAATGCTAAAGATTCCGCAGTGGATTGTGAAGTTGATGAGGCTCAGGAAAGGGAACTTGAAATTCTATCTGATACCTACCACACAGACCTCAAATCGTTTTACTATACCTATATCACCAAGCTCCACGGTCTTTACTTTGACATGGAAAAGGTCGGATTCAGAGTAGATAACGGAGTAAGAGATTACCTGATTGCCAAGTATCAAACGTGGATGGAACATGTTAAGATACAGCTTGACGTAGCAGTAGGTAGAGAAGTTAATTACAATTCTCCTAAGCAAGTTAAGGAGCTACTATATGATCAGATGAGAATCAAGCCTATTGATAAGGCACATGGAACAAATGAAGATGTTATATCAAGATTACTGAAGGATAAAATTCGTGATGAATCCATCCGTAGCGTTCTCACAAACATCCTTGAAATTAGAAGAGTTGGTAAGACTCTATCAACGTATCTCTACGCAATGCCAGACTTTGATGGCAGAATGCGAACCCAAGTTAGAATATCTGGTACAGAAACAGGCAGAAGCTCAGATAGTGTTTTGGACATCCCCACTAGACCAACAAAAATTGGATTCGCTTTTAAAACACTCACAAAGCATGGGGATATCGGACAAGACGTTAGAGGAATACTTGTCACTGACCCAGGATATGTTATCGTTAATATCGACCTTAGTCAAGCTGAGGGAAGGATTGTAGCTTTACTTTGTAGGGACGAGAGATTGCTAGCAGCTTACGATAACATTGATATTCATCGAAGAACAGCAGCATTAGCTCTCTTTACAGGTCAACTGAATCTATCTTATGAGTATGACCCTGTAGCCGATGTGTTATTGAAAGACAGTCCAGAGAGATTTATCGGCAAGAAAACTAGACATGCCGGTAACTATTTTATGCAATGGAAGGAATTTATGAAGCAAGTTATATCTGATTGCAGACGATTCCATATTCAGTTTACTATCTCTGCCTATTCTGCCAAGTTGATTTTAGAGAGGTTTCATACTGCCTCTCCAAGTATCGTGAATGTGTTCCATAAAGAAATTAAGGATGAGATTGATACTGCTAGAGCATTAGTCAATCCATTCGGCAGGCTGAGAAGGTTTTTCGACAGGCCGGGAAATCAACTGTATAAGGAAGCCTTCGCGTTTATTCCACAATCTACGGTCAAGGATAGACTCACACACAGCGCACTAAGAATCAAAGCAAAGAGATATCCGATTAAGCTGGTTAATGAGGCGCACGATTCCCTCACATACTTAATGCCTATCGGAGAATACAAAGACATATGTAAAGAAGTAAAGCCCATAATGGAAGAACCTATTGACTTCTCTACTTGTTCACTCAAGAGAGGTTCGTTAGTTATCCCATGTGACTTTGAGTATGGCGACAATTACAAAGACTTACGACCGCTCAAGTTGTAAAGGCATTCTGAACCATGAGCTGGTTAGAGTTATTGATAAAAGAGACGGACTTTGTCGAAACCCCGAAACAATGGATATATTGGTCAGGGCTTGCCACTATATCAGCAGTAGCATCACCTAATATTAAAGTCCAAAAAGGAGCATATGAGTTAAGGCCCAATCTCTATGTTTTGCTAATAGGTCGAAGTGGTCTAGGTAAAGGTTTTGGTCCATCGCTATCTAAGAAACTGGTAACGATGGTAGATAACACAAGGATCATTTCAGGGCGAGGTTCCATTGAGGGTATACTTAAAGAGTTATCTATTGCAAAGGCTAGGGAGAATGGGTCAATCCCATTTAAAGATGCTCGCGGATATCTGTGTTCTGGAGAATTCGCAAGTTCATTATATGAAGCGACCCATGCCCTTACTATTCTTACTGATTTATATGATGGTCACTACAATCCAAGCTGGGACAATACGCTTAAAAATTCGCCTATTGAAAGATTACGAAATCCCTGTTTGACTCTTCTATCAGGAGCTAATCCTGCAATGTTTGATTTGACTGTTGACAAGTCACATTTGTCTGGTGGCTTTGTCGGTAGAACATTGCTGATAGCAGCAGATAAGAGATTCAGGTCAAACTCTATGATCTATGAGAATGGAGAAGAGCCTGATGTTATTGACTATGAGAAGCTTGCGAGCTATCTAAAACAGTTGTCTAAAGTCGAAGGCTTAATGACATGGAGCAAAGAAGCTAAGAAGGTTTACAATGCTTGGTTCTATCCTTATCGAGATGCTGAATATGAGGATAGCACTGGCACTTATGACCGAATGAATGACCATGTTATTAAAGTAGCAACGTGTATATCCCTATCTAGAAAACTAGACAAGGTAATCGAAGATGAGGATATTGAAGAAGCGTTAGGTGTCTGTTCCAGCCTTAGTGAGTCTGCAAAAAAGGCGGCTGGAATGGAAGGTAGAAGTGCAATAGCCTCTGTTATCAAATCATTTCTGATGATTATGTTGGCAGCCGAGGATTACACTCTAAGTAGAAAACAAGTATTGCAGAGAAGTTTCGGAAATATAGACTCGTCAGAATTGGACCAGGTAGTTGAAACACTTTCACAAACTGGCTATGTAGTCCAAAAATCTGGTGGAAAAGAAATCAAATATCAACTCACCAAGGCATGTATAAATTGGTGGAAACAAGGCACGAAGAAGGCTCTATGACCATGCTCATTAAGACTGACATTCTAGTCTTGACATTAGAAGAAGTTAAAACGGTAATTGAAGAGTTAGACCACACGTACGTTAATAAGGAAAACGAAGCATATGTACGTGTTCTCGACAAAATGTCTAACTTCATTATTGCCCAGGGAAAATCCGATGTTGGGAAGAATCAAAACGATTAAGCCGTCGCTATATGGTTTTATTCTTGATGAAGAAGGTAAAGAATACTTCTTTCACGCTCAACACTACAAGGGAGATTGGGACGAGCTTAAAGCAATGTCACCGCCTAATACACCAAAAGGGCCAGTAGTCCAGTTTAAAGTGGCTACCAGCCCTAAAGGTTTACGAGCAGAAGATGTGGAGTTTATTAACGAATTCTAACGTGAGAGTGATTGGGAGAACTTATTCCCTTTCTTATCAGAAGGAAAAAACTTCTCTGCCAAACCGGCACCAATGATTGGTATTCTTTTCGCTACTGACTTACCGACATCTTTAGCACTTGAGATGCCTAAGAGTTCGTCAGCATCAGATAAGATAGGACCACCAAGGGTGCCGGTTACTTTACCACTACCTTTTTTGTAAAGAGATGTGGCAATATCACCCGGTAATTGGAACATATTCGCTTGCATCCAATTAGCCATAATCCTATCAAATCCTGCATTACCTGTTCCTACCTGATCTTCTCCACGTTCTTCAATAGACTTCTCAATATCGCCAGTGACTAAGCCTTTAATAGCGGCCTTAGCATCACCTGTTAATTCTCCAGCAACGCCATAAGCAGCAAGGATAGTCGCTGCCTTTTTAGCTTTACCAAGAGCGGTAGGCTCTGCCCTAACAGCTTTAACCATGTTCTTGGTATTAAGGAAAGCAAACCTCTTAAGCAAGAGTGGTAAACGCAATACTGGATTCTTTGAATAGAACCCTTCACTTAAAGCTAACCTGCTAGGAACACCGCTAACCAATTCAGCAGCCCTGCCAGAAGCAAACTCAATTTGCTCAGGTGTTAATTTGTCCTGCTTAAGAACCTGATTAACATCACCCTCAACAAATCTCTCAAGCTTACGGGCATACTTAGGATTAGCTTTAGCCTGCTTGAATACCTTCTGAACTTCATCTTGACCAGCTAATGCCTCTACTGTTCTAACAAACTTTTCAGTAGCATTAGCCCCAGTCCATTTACCCATCTTGCCAGTTTCTCTTAACAATCCAGCCTTATCTATATTCAATGCCCCAACCTTAGAAGCAAAGTCAGCAGATATGTGTGGATTCTTTAGAGTCTTAGCAATGGCTTTGGCTGTATTTCTCACACCAAGAGTAGAAGCTGAACCAGCAATATCAGTCAGGTTAGTAATAGCCTGTAATGATAACTTGGTACCAGCCGTCCACTTTTGAGCAGCATTAGTAACGATATGGTCTGATTCAGTCCCACCTTCAACTCTACCAAGATGCTGTTCAACAACATTCTTAGCCTTAGTTTTATTGTCAGTCTTTCTAATCATCTGACTAATGAGACTGTTATCATCAGCGGTATCTAATCCACCATACTTCTTCGCTCTCCTGATGGACTGAGACATATCAACATAATACTTCTCTAATGCTTCGAGACTCTTGTCATACCCTTCTGGTAGATTAAAATCTCTAGTATGCTGGCCGGGTGAAAACATCTCACCTTTCTCTCTAATGTTATCCAGCATAGCCTTGACTTTAACAGGAGAGTTACCAGCCTTTAATAACCTCTCCTCTAGCAGTAATGGATTCTTAAAGATCTTGGGATCATAGTATCTTGGGAAGTATTCTCCAGCGTGTTTCTGGAAATCCATAACATCACCAGCAGAATTCTTCATCTTAACACCAGCAGCTTTAGCTTGCTCTGCTAAGTCATCAAGAGACTTTCTGAAGGTTTGGTATGCTGTTTTAACATTATCACTACTAGCAGTAGAGACTGGCTTAGTGCCATCTAACATCTCAACTACTTCTGACTGTTCTTCTTTAGATAGAATACGACGAGCCTCTCTTACCTTTACTCGATGCTGGCCTGCCAATGTATTAGAAGATGTTGCTTCATCTCCCATTACTTTAGCTAAATCTTTCCCGCCTTTACCAAGTCTATTCAGTTGAGTCTCGCCAGAAACTCCAACCTTTTCATAGAGAGACTTATAAGGAGCACTGTTCCTAATAGCAGTCCTAGCCATCTTTAAGGCATTCTTAATGCTAGGTTCAGCTTTCTTAGCTTCATCTACCTTAGCTAACTTCTCGTCAAGCCATTCCTTTTTCTTATTACCCTTGGAATAGACATCGGCATCTTTAACGATACTCTTGATAGGCTTACCAGAAGGACTAATAACATCCAGCTTATTACGATCAATAGAACCCTTACCTGATTCAAAGCTAGATGCTTTAATAGGTTCTACTGGTGGCGCTTCTGTAATAGGTCTAGCCTTGAATCTATCAATAGAACCTTTAACTGGAGCAGAAGGTAACATGGTATCAGCCTGATAATTAAGCTTAGGATTCTTAATCCTACCAGTGACACCCCCACCTAAATCTACAGTCTTGCCTTCCTTACCCCAATTTCTATTCTGCCATTCAGCTTCATCAATAACTTCTAAATTTACTTTAGGAGCAGGAGCACCCTGTTTACCATAACCTTGAGACATATCTCTTAATCTGGTAACATTTGGGGCTTCTGGTCTTAATGAGTTAGGAACAGTGCCCATTAAGGGATCACTATCTAAGTAATCTCCTGTAGCATTACCAGCCTTAATCTTCTTGTCCTTAATCATCTGGATGACTTCAGGAGAAGCATCTTCTGGAACTCTAATAGTACGAGTCTTTCTTCTGCCTAATTCATCCCTATACTTAACCTTAACTACCTTAGTCGGTCCTTCACCAGCCGGTCTACCAGTAACTTCACCTTTAGCTACAAGATCCCCAGGTTGAGTTTTAGCAGCTGTTTCTGCATCCTTAAATCTACCCTTAGACTTAGAGCTAACAGACTGTACTCCCTGAGAACGAGGTAAATTATAAGGTTCTTCTACTGACCTAGTTCCTAAGGAATCAAAGTCCCATGCCTTGGGAGGAACAACAGGAGGTAACTCTACTCCTCTTTGCCTAACAGGATTAGTAGTGCCAGGTCTTTGTAAATCTAATCCTTGTAAAGCTTCAGGGGCATCTACATCGAAAGCATGAGCTACCTTACCAGAAGGATGAGAAATAAATCTCTCTACTGATGGCACTTCAGGTGGTGGAGTATAAGCAGGTAATAACTTTTGTGCTGGCCCTCTCCTAGCAATAATAGCCGCTTGTCCTTCTATTGTCCTAGGGTCCATACCAGCAAATTCTGGTAGTTGTAATTGAGGCTTAACAACTGGAGCAATAGGAGGCTTTACTTCAGGAACAACATTAACCTTTGGTCCTCTGCTACGTGCTCCTAATGCACCAAAAATTACCTCAGGAATACCAGCAGTTAAATTACCATCAGCAATATCACTAACACCACCAGCGGCAGTAAGAGCAGATACACCTCTGTTAATACCTCTAACAAGTCCACCCTTACCAAAACCTGTAGCAGCATCAGCAATATTAACAGGTGAAGCTAATTCTCCTAGTCCTTCAGTAGCACCTCTAGCAAAACCAGTTCCCATTGCATTAATGGAACTAGGACGTTCCCAAGCATTAGAAGCAATATCTCTAATAGCACCGGGAACTTGTTTCATTGATTCCCACATGCCACCAGCTTTGTTTACAATGGTGTCATTAGGGTCAACCCTAGTTCTATTAGTGATAAACTTAGGAGCAGTATTTAAAGCATCCCAAGTTTGACCTACTGCTCCTCTTGGTGGAGGATTACCAGTTATTAGTCTAGAGAGATCACTTTCTGGTTTCTTTTCCTCATTAGCTAAATCTCCATAATCAGGATACTTAGCTAATATCTTACTTTCTAATGTAGCGTCATCAAGGTCATCATACTGACCAGGAAATTTAGCTCTAACCTTCTTTGCTAATTGTCCAGGCATTTATGACTCCCTTAACGAATCCCTAAAGGATCAGCAGCTTTAGTAGCAGGATTAGGTCTACCACCAGATGTATTAGAAGTACCAGCACCCGGAGTCTTACTCTTTGTCATTGAATCATTAATAAGCTGATTAATCTTCTGCTTAATAAGAGCATCCTGTGGACTATCTCCACCACCAAATCCAGCAAATCCTCCGCTTGGTGGTTTAACCTTCATAATCTTAGTTCCACCCGGACCATCAATACTATACACATAATCTTCAATAGCAACATTTGCTAATAAAGGATCAGAAGCACCAGCCTGCATTACATCACCCCATACCTGTGTAATCTGTTGTCCAGGTGGGAGTGCCTTTAATACATTCTGATTCCTCATTGCTGCTACATCTTTTTTAGTCTGATTATTATTAGCTGCAACATTAGCTCTGCCATCAACACCCATTTGAGCAATTCTTTCATTGGATGCAAATGTTCTTGTATCACTCTCTAAATCAGATTGTGCTCTTCTCTTATCAGCCGCAATCTTACTCGGCTCTTCAACATCAATTTCAGCCGCACGCTTTCTTCTTGCTAACTCAACAGACTCTTCATCAGTCTTGCCAGTCTTCATAACAAAAGACTTAACACCAGTCTCAGGATCATACAGATAAGTATTTCCATCATCACCAGTAATAGGCTTAAGACGGTTATACTTATTGGTCTTTAACTGGTCAGCGTGTTCTTCTACTGCTCTCTGTTCAGCAGTAACAGCCCTACCTTCAGCCTTTTGATTATACCAATCCTGCCTCTTAGCCTCTAAACCCTTAATCTCAGTAGCCTTATCTTTTTCATCAAACTCAGCTAAATCACCAAGAGCCTTCTTCTTACGTTCATACTCAGCGGTAGCTTTAACCTGTGGAGCTTCTAATGCACTTCTTCCCATGTTATAACCAGCTTGAGCAGAACCAGCTTCAGGAGAAGTCGCAATAGCACCGGCACCTAAAGCAGCAGCTAACCTAGTCCATTTAGAACGCTCAATCTTAGGGGCGCCTTCATCTACTAGTTGCTGATAAGCTAAACGATTTTTGCCCGGCTGGTTAATCCTTGCATATTCTTTTTCAAAATCAAACTGATCTGGCTGCTGTTGTCCAATAGGAGGTCTTTGTTGAACTTGCGGTTCAGGAGCAGGTAAAGGAATATCATACCCAAACCTATTACCAGCAGATGCAGGTGGAGTAGGAGTAAATGGGTTACTACCAAAGCTAAAGGAGTTTCTACCGAATGGAATGCCAGGCATTGTCTTTTCCTTTAGCCTTGGGGCGAAAAGTAATTACGATTAACTAACCCAGTATTCTGAGTATTACCAGTATTATTCATAATAAATGGGTTATTCGCATTATTACTTAAACCACCACCAGTTCCTGCAATACCTGTAGGATTACCAGCGCCAGAACCATAACTAGTACCGCCCCATAATCTTGGACCCATTGCAGCAGGAGCTTGATAACCAGTTCCAGCACCACTAGCTTTACCAATATCACCAACAGCATTAATAAGCATTGGAGCAGCAGCACCACCAGACATATACGTTAATGCAGCTGCACCTGCAACCTTACCATATTTACCAATAGTCTCACCCATTGTATCGCCACGATTCTGTGAGGCAAGACCTAACATAGAACCCTGTGTTCCGTATTTACCCTGTAATCCCTCTAATCCCATGCCAGTGAAATCTCTAGAGGCAGTGAGATTAGTGTTATATAAATCGTTCAGTCCACCAATACCATACTGTTTCTGCTCATTACCATACTCAGTAAGCCACTGGTTATATTTAAGATTGGCTTCAGCTTCAGCCTGTGAGCTTGCTCTAGATGATGCAGCATTAGAAGCATCAGCTTGCATTTGCATCTGAGCGTTATTCATATCCCATGAATCTAAACCACCAGCTTGGTTTAATCCAAAGTTGTCTAACCCACCAGCTTGTCCTAATCCCCACTCACCTAAACCAGTCTGAGAACCTTGTAGTCCTTTAAGACCTTCAGCCTGATTAGAGGTAATTCCACGCTGAGTATCTAATCCTAAATTACCAGCAGCCTGAGCACCTTGAATTGCATTCTTGGTCCTCATATCATACAGGTCTTTGTTCTGATTAGATAAGAACTGCCCTGCTGATTCTCTACCTGTTCTAATAGAATCGCCTAATGAGATTTCTGCGCCAACTCTATCAGCACCTTGCTGTTGTGCAGACTGCCTAGCTAATTTAAAATCTACAGCACCAGCATTAGCAAGATTACCAGTCTGCCCTCTTTGTCTTTGCAGATTATCTTTTAATGTATCAAAATAAGCAGGAGAACTAGCAGCAGACTTAGCTCGGATTAAAGCTCTATCCTGTTCAGAATAGCCGCCATCCTTCTCTTGGTCTAAAATAGACTGACGATTAATATTAGCTCTATCTTCATCAGTAACGCCACCAGTCTCACCAATTTTAGACAGGTTTCCAACGTTACCATAAATCTGCTTTAATTGAGCATCATCAAATCCACCACCTTCACCAGCTAACTTTCTAAAGCCAGTGTCAGCTTCACCATAATCAGGTCTATAAGCAGAACCAAAGGCTGATGATAAACCTTTGTAATTAGATTGCTTACCAGCTAATGGATTAGAAATACCGCCACCGCCACCACCGCCAGCAGCAGCACCATACTGCTTAATAGCAGCACCCATTCTATCTTTATCTTCTTGGGTTAATCCCCCACCTTCAGCATAATTTTTATAACCTTCAAAAGCAGGGTTATAATTTTCGGTAGCTCTATCCCAAGTGGTATCACCCATCCCACCTGTCTTCTTATTTAAAGCATCATACTCTGCACCAGATGATTTAACCGCACCCATAGATGCGTTATAAACATCTTTCTTATCTGATTTCGCCATTGGTATCGTCCAGATTTAGGAATAATGGTGTTCCTGTGCAGACACCATAATTGAAACGTTCTACTAATAGCCGGGCAAAATGTTCATCTGTAACGTAGGAATGAACTTGATCAATGCCACGAGCCTTAGTAAGTTCAGTAGACATATCTGACAATAACTTCAATGACTTTACAATAGTAGATTTAGGAGAATCTCTCTTGGGGATAAAAACAATCTCAACGTATTTCTTTGTATATCCCCAAGCTACTATCTTTCCATCTCTTTCAACGACAAGAACGTCTAACATATTCTTGAAGTCTGGAAAAGGAAAATCATGAGTATGGTTAATAATAACCAACTCATCCCAATCTTCCTTTACCGCAGGCCTTACAATCATTTTTAAATCCTAAGAAGGATTCCTAACCCACTCAAGAGTCTTTAATGCAAGACGAGAAGATTCACCAATAGACCAAGGAACCTTGCTGATATAATCGTATAGTAAGTCAGTTTCCGGGTCAGTAATAATTAATGTAAGTGGAAGTTCATCTTCAAATTTTAATTCTCTATCATCTTCCTGTGAACCTGGTAACTTCTTACCACACTCACAAGGAGCAGAAATAGCCTCTAACTTATCTAATAGAGCAATCTCATTCTTAAGGACTGTTAATCCTTTTTGTGCAGTCTGATTCCCCATTACCATCAAACCGTGAAAGAGAACCTCAAACCTTTTCTTACTTAAGTCGTCATTCTTAAACGTAAGGCTTCTCATCACTTAATCCTTTTGACAAAAGACAACAGACGTATATGGCGGATATTGGTCAGAATCAGTTACACTACCATACACTTGGTGACTATGGTTTCCTACTCCTGCTGTTTCACCAGAAGTATTAGCATCAGCAAGACCAATATCAATGTTCAAATTAAGGAAATGTTTGTGAGAGGCACGAGACATAATCCCGCTATTACCACTATCACAATTCATATTTCCGTTATCTTCATCACCAGTATTACCACTAGCAGAACCTCTAGCTCTACCAGAAACACCGGAAGAATAAGAGTGACTATGACCGCCATCAGAGGTAGTATTAACACTAAAGGTATGACCGTGCCTAGAGTTACCACCTTGCTGTCCAAAGCCAGTAGAACCTATTGGAAAGCGACCATCTAATGCTGCTACTCTAGTCCAACCAGCAGGACATCCAGTAGCAAACATACTAATCATTCCAGAAGGAAATGGAATAGGTGCTCCACCACCACCACCAGAAGGAGGAATAGCCCACCATCCATCACTTCTTAAGAAGTAATTAGTATCTCCTGTAACACCCTGTCCCATTAAAGTAGGATGGAGTAATCCCTGATTAATATTATAAGCATTGATACCGTAGATTCCACCACCATTACCAGCTAATACACCGGCATTACTTACAGTAAATAAATCAGTAGCAACAGTGTAGGCATTATCAAGCTTTTGAAGCTGCATATTGCCATCATTCTGAAACCACCTCATAATACCTAAGCCTGCCGCAGCACCGGGATTCATAAAATTCAATACAGGATATCGAGTATGGACAGTAGCAGAATAAACACTTGCTACCCCCATCATTACAATTTCACTACTAAAATGCTGCCTACTACCAAAAACCTGACTAACATCAAGATAAGCAATATTAGTAGGAAGCCTAGCCGGAGGAACATTACCAGTCACTAATGCAGAAGCATTAAGTTCTGAGATAGCTGCACCGGAATAAATAATGACTCTATTTCCATCACAAACAAAAGTAGTTCCATAGGCACCTAGAGCATTAGAGTAACCTGTTCCACCATTAGCTAATGAAAGAATACCCTGGGTAATATTACTAGCATTGAAACTAACACCAGTAATAGAGCCACCAGTAATATTAACAGCATTAGAATTCTGGGTAGACATAGTGCCTAACCCAAGGTTAGTTCTAATACCGGCAGGGTTATTGGAACCTGTTCCACCACCAGCAACACCAATTACTCTAGGAATCCATACACCAGCAGCAGCATCCCATTCATCAAATACAAACCCTGACCTATTGAATCTAACGGCACCCTGTGGCATCCCGCTAGAATCTTGATAATACATCCTAGAATTATCAAAGAACTTCGCATTCATTTCTGAAACGAAGTCTAAGTAATTGGATGTAATTGTCGGCTGGTTCCAGTTAGCCATTAAATATTTCCTAATCCGGGAACAGTTGGAAATGGTTTAGTCTTTAACAACCAAGCTTCAACTACTTCAGGAGTCCAAAGTAATTCAGCTAACCTTCTAACTTCTAATGGCTTCTTAGATACATCTTCTCCAGGAACTGCTATATATCTCATATATGTTCTGGATATTTCTTTCCCATCTTCATAAACAACAGTATCCTCACGAACCGATATAGTCTGGTCCTGAGCAATAGTAAGCAAGCCAACTACAATTTGTTTTTCTAACATTAGGTTGCCACCGAGAAAGTCAATGTTCCAGAGAATCTAGTTCCGGGTCCAGTTTGACCAGTAAGTAAGTAGGTATCAATTCCACCTGATACTGTGCTGTTCTTTACTGGAAAATGACATCTAGCATTACCAGGTTCTAAAGAAGCAGTAATCCAAATGAAGGAACCAACAGCTCCCCAGTAACCCATAGCACAACCACCAGAAGCGCCAATAGGATTGAAAGGAAGAAGGATATATACAGGATTACCACCAGACCAATTAGCAGCCTGCATTACAGCATCGAAGCCAACAGTAACTAGATTACCTACCTTAGTATATGATCCAACTTGAGTAGAGTAAGAAGTAACTTCTCCATCTCCACCCCAAATCCTAGGTAGCCAAGTTCCTTCTTCGTAATCATCAAGAACATTAGCGCCAGAATTAGATATTTGTGTGTTAGGAAATACTAATCCATTACTATAAACATAACCAAGAGAGCTTAAAGCATTGGCAGTTAGTCCACCATTCCTATCAATATTAACATTAACACTAGGATTCCATCCTGTAGCATCATCAGTCGAATGAGCAAGATAAAGTCTTTGATTATAATTTATAATATGAAAAGTCTGAGTACCAGCTGGCTGAGATAAATCTTTTATATGAATTCTAGTAAATCCGTTACCCGTAAAATAGGCTATATCATTGACAGCACTTTGAACATTTAGTAACTGTGTTAGAAAAGTTCCATTTCTGGTAAACGCAAAACCAGGATTTAATACCGCTGACTCTGCATCATTAATAGGATATAATACTAAACCCCCATCCGACTGAACAAAGTTGTGCCACTTTTTTAAATCCACACCAACAGAAGGGTTAACCCACATAATAAAGCCATCTAATTCTACTTTAGCTTTAAATGTCTGGGCAGGAGTAAATATATTAGCTGCATCAACATAGGCAATGTTACCCGGAAGTGGGGGAACAGGAGGTAAATCTACAATCTGTGTAGCATGAATAGGCAATAATAGCCACGGTCCTACTCCTGTTTGATTAGGAGAAGTATCATATTCCCATCTCTGCGGGCCAGGGTTATATCTAATAAACACTAGACTACGCCTCGTGACTTCCAGTTAATTGTAGCACTAGATCTATTACCAGATGAATCAAATATCAGGCACCTAAAGTTAGTCTTGTTTACTTCATCACATACTGCATAAAGCGGTTGTAATGAGGAAGATGGAATAGCCGTGACTGAACTAATACCTGTGTAAATCTTAGTATAAGTAATCAGTGTTCCACCAGCATCAGTAGAAAGACAATCAGCAATCCCAGAATCAATTATCAAAATAACATTCAAAGATACAGTTAAATTAGAAACATGAACAATAGATTTATCATCCTGATTAATAAAGAACAGCTGAATCTGAACATATCTAAATTCAGTAGCAAGAACACTGTTACCAATAGACCAATCAGACCATGTAACATTATCTGCTGAGTAGGCAATCTCAACTCTAATATCAGTATATCCAGAAAGCTGATACTTATTATAATCTACAACAATCTTAATATTTTTTCTAATTTCACCGAAATCAAACTGTTCATTATACCAGCCATCAAGAAGATAAGTAGGTTGATAGTAAATTGGAAAGCCAGCATTAATCTGTTCTTCAATGGTAGTCCAACCAAATGAAGTAAAGTGACCTTCCCAAGTAAGATCCCACATGGGGCCAAATAAACCCCTAATACCATCAAGAGTAGTTACAATAAGAGCAGATTTAGCTCCAGTATAGTTAGAATAAACAGCTTCAATAAACTCATACTCAGATGGGTCATGTAACTCTACAGTCTTAATAGCCGACCTAGTAGATACATTCCCCACAATATCAACTGCTGCTACTGAGTAGGAGTAAGTCCCGCCAATCTGTTCCTGAATCAGCTTAAATGTTCCAGAGATAGTTCCAATCTCTAAGCCATCTTTATAAATAATATAATGATGAATTCTCCAAGATGATGCTGGTTCTGTCCATCTTAAAAGAACAGTAGATAACATTACCTCTACAAATAAATCAGGAGGTGGAATCTGTGGAATTACTAATACTGCACTATTAACTTCTCCCGGCTGGCCTTGAGCATTAAGAGCACGAATTAGAAAGGTGTAGGTTCCATAGACAAGATGTAACCAAACCGGGTCAACATTAGCCATGTCTGTTGCAGTAGTCAAGACATGCCTGGCTGTATCCCAGTTATTACCAATCCTAATCTGATACCTGAACGCTCCTTCTAAATCTTCCCAATCCAACCTAAGGTTATCTGGAAAAGCAATACCAGAGAAGTTAAGAACTGGTCCTAATGCAAATCCACCTACTGCGCCCTGTTCTCCCGGAGGAGCAACAGTAGGAAATACTTCTTCATTAATCTTATAAAGATCATCAATGAGAAGCTGCAAGGCACGGAACATCGTAGGGTTTTTCTTATCATCAATTCTGATAAGATTCCTTACGGCGTTCTCGTTAGACATTAGTTAATCTCGCCGTTTCTGCCCAAAGCGGCTTAACATCTACAGACAAATCAAAAATACGAAACTTCTCGCCAGCATTAAGATTGCAAGTAAGCTTCACTGACATCTTAGTGGCATTGAAATTAAGTGGCTTTTGAAGATAATATTCAGCATCATCCTTCATAGTCCACTTTGGAATATTCTTAAATCTCTTCTTATTGGGGCTGGAAATAAAGATATTGAGATAGCCTAATCCTTCAATCCTACCCTCTAAGAAACCAAAGTGACAAACCTGTTTACCTTTCAGAGAAATAAGATGAGATTCAATGCTGCTAGGAACACGAGTGAAATCATCCAGATCAACAGTTTCATCTTGCTCATAGATGTTTCCCTCGAATCCTGACTGCTTGAGAACAGTAGTCTTTTCTGCATTGTTATCCAATACTATTGTTGATACTACCCAAGGAAATACCCAAAGGGACCACCGAACTAAAGATCCCACCAACTGCCCATAACGGTTAAAAGCGTTGTTGTAATCGCCAACCACAATATGAGTACACTCAACAGCGTTATCAAGAGGTATACAAGCATATACTTTTTTATCCTCTGGATCATCTACAAGCATTACTTTATCAAATTCACTTTTATTAATACGTGCCCAAATATCAGTTATGTTAGTAGTGAATGGAGGATCTTGAAATCCCCCACCTTCGTAGCAATAGATTCCTGATTTATCGCCTTGAAAGAATCTTTTGACGGAGGTTCCTCTAGAATCAAGTATCTTAGAGACAGAAAAGACTTCAGCTCCGATTGCTTTGTCCAAGGGATCGCATCGCCATGTATCAGGATTATTCCCATTATCGACTGTGACATATGTTCTATCCTCAGTCTGAATAAATAATGAAGTTTCATGGTCTGTTACATTCTTAATAGAACTAATAGCATCTGATGGATCTAAAAATAATAAGCCAGCAGTTTGGTCAAAGGTTTCAATAAAAATAGCAGCAGAAAGAAATACGTGGTGTTCGTAAGCTGGAACACCCCATACAGCTAACCTATTGTTATAGATAGCTAATCCCAAGCCACAAGGAAGAACGTCACGAGAGTCAAACAAATAGTCGGCAGAATCAATTAAATCCTCATCAAAGAAATCAATATCATGTAAATAATCTTGAGTATTATTTACAATTCTACCATTGGGACAAAAGAAGAATTCATATCCATACTGGTTGCCAGTAAACAATTCTCTTGGAATTGATTTAGTAACTAATAGCCTTCTAGCTACTGTTCCTTCTGGGCCTAACCCAATACCATCTACATTCATTTTAGTTCCGCCCGGTGAATCTACTTGTCCAAAGGTAGCTGGACCGGGGGAAGTAATAAAGCCAGTAGATGTTTCGTAACAAACTGCTACAAGATAGATACCATCTCCTAAACCACCGGAGTTAGTAGACATTGTAACAGCAAGATTAAATCCAACAGGAGCAGAACCACCTGCTGGTCTTATTGTTCCCGGTCCTTCACCTTCATAAACAAGAATATTAGCACCGATAATACCACTAACTCTATCATGGAAAGTAATATAAGCCCGGTTAAGGTAATTGAGAGCACTAAAGTCCTCAAATCTTACATCTGTAATTAAAGCAGTATCATATAAAGAATCCCAAAGACTGCCATTAGTATCCAGAATAAGATAACGTGATGTTTCATGCAGCCTCTTATACACGAAGAAGCGGCGAATGTTTGTTTTATCAAAGACTTTAGTAAAACCATCTCTAGTTCTGCATTCAATGGTTTCAAAATCTGTATTTAAAGAGTCAATAAAAAATCCGGGTGGGACTGCATCATCCATGCCATTACTATATAGCCCCTTGAAAGAGGGAATAGCAACCTGCTCATGGTCTCTTAATGCTTGTCTTTTAGCCATTTAGTGCAGTCCCACCCACTACAGTACAAACTAGACCATCTTGTCGAAGATTAAGTAGAACGTAATCGTATCTCCACTTAATCCAGCAGGAACAGCACCAGCAGTAACTTCTACTCCTGCTAATGTAAAGATCTTCAGCTTCTTAGTAACTGGGTTATACTGACCATAATAAGCCAGACCAACCACATTAACCCAAAACGGCTGAGAACCAATACCAGGAAGTGGGATGCCTAAACCTGCGCCATCAACCATGTTTGCAACAAAGTCTAAAGCATTACCACCAGCGGTATATGTATCAGCAGCAGGCGCTACTGTAAGCAAACCAACAACATGAATCTTCTTACTGTCGTCCCATACTCGCTTAGAAGTAGGGGTAATCTTTGCTTCTGCCATTATCTGCTCCTAACGAGTAGAGGAAAAAGGTCGAGGTAATCTGAATGGTCTACGTCTAATTGCTTTGGTATGACTTTGTTTAACTTCTTTTTTAATTAACTTCTTTAGCTTCTCAATAGCTTGAGATTCTAAATCAATTGCTTTAGCCCTATTCTGCCCAATATGCTCTGCTGCTAATGCGGCAGTATGGTAGGCTAGATAGTTTAAAGCGTGAGTTAATTCTACCGGACTATTTACTCCAATCAAATCAGTAATTAGGCGATAGTATCGCATTCTTACAGCTTTGACTTGGGTAGAACCAAGGAAATTCACATTCTGTTCACGCCAAGACCAATAAGATAACTTTGTTCCTGGTAGCCCATTAGGAAGAAAAGATACCTGATCCATCTTTTTGTAATAAGAATCGTCCTCTCCTTGGTTCTTTTCAAATAACTCAATAGGAACAATGACATTATCAGGAAGAGTTAGTGTCTTTAATCCAACAGGAAGGATAATATCTGTCGATACTTCCTTATCAACTGTTGCACCATTGTCCACTAACTCATCTGATAAGTCATCATTAGCAATCCTCAGGTATGGCTGAAGAACCTCATTTGAATAGAGGTCTATAGCAATATCATTAAGAACTGCTCTAGACCGTTCCATTACATCTGAGGCTATATTCGGCATTGTTATCCCTTGCTTACTGTTTTGATATCGTTAGCGGCCGGTTGAAGAATACCAAACTCAAGAGCCTTAACTCTATCAAGAATGGCACCACAATGAATGCACTTGACTGCCTTTACATTAATCTGCGTAAAGCAGGCCGGGCAATCCATCATTCCCTGAGTCTGGTTGTAATCAATCAACCAATCAGCTTTATGTCCAAGATACTTAGCAGCATAACGCTGATGGCTGGAAATAAGTCCAACCTTATGATACTGATTCCAATCATCATCAGCCTTACGGCAAAGGTTCTCAAACCAACGAGTCTGTCTATTCCGTAACTCAATCAGTTCGACCTTGTATTTGGTTTGAATCTCAGTCTTACTGACCTTAGTTTCAAACCACATCATTCCAGGTCCAGCAGCATCATCAGCTTCAATAACAGAATTAACAAAGTCATCAACAATAGACTTTGCAATGTGATGTGCAGCTACAGGAATGGTGATGTTATGTTCAGTCGCCGGTAAACGCTGAATATAAGAGGACTCTTCGATATGAACAATAACGAAGTCATCCTTTTCAGCAGCAGGAATACGGAAATATCCCCGAGCAATAGGCTTAACTTCAATCGTTTCAAACGGGCAGATAGAGAGAATCGTTGCTGTCGGCATTGTTGTTTACCTTTAACCTTGTTAACCTAGTAATGTTGACGTTGTAAACGTTGGGAGGGCTTTCGTTGGATCTGGTGCATCCAGAATTCCAAACACTTTTTCGCTTTCTTCTTTCTGACTCTTCTCTTCTTCTTGTCTGTGATCCTCTTCTGTTTTGAATGCTTTTTTCTCAGCGAACTCTAGCTTACTTATCATGAATTCAAGTAACCTCCAGTTCACAGGTAAGGGATTATCATCTTTATCCAAGAACGGATAGAGAGGTTCATAGGTATATTTGTCGTAGAGAATATCTTTCCGATTGGTATTAGGCTCTACCCTTTCAAGGAGCCAGCAATCTTTCATATACCAATACTTTTTAATCTCTACTAAACCTTGCTTGACTCCTAACCAGATTCCAGTATCCTGGGTTAAGACATCATAAGAACCGTATCGCTTTTCAGTCTGTAACTCTGACCGAACAAGACGATACTTTGGCTGATTGACAATAGGATTCTTGCCAAACAGAAGAACTAACTTTTCGTTGTAATATTCGATATCTGTCATGTTATAAAAAGAGGGGCTAGCTCACCCGGACTAATACTAGCCCCTCCCCCCTACAACTGATAAATCTTAATAACCTGTTGGGATTAAAAGATTATCAATGTAAGCTTGAGCAGGTGGGCAATCACAGAAGAGATTCCATGATGCTACGATATAGAACACCTGCGACGTTGCAACTCCACCTGAAGGTCCGCGCATCTCGAAAATCTTACGGCCTTCTACAGTGTAGTAATCAATGGGATGCAGTTCTGCCCGACCCCAGTGATCATTAGTGAGGAAATCAATCCTTGACTTACTCCACACAAAGTTTGGCTTGATTGGAGCACCAGCCAACCTCATGTTTTCAGAGAAGAAAAGATTCAAGCCCTGCTCAGAAGCTTCCTTATTAATAACGGAAACTAACTGACCAAGAGCTTCATACGCCTGAACCTGGCAAGGGTGCATCCAAGCAGTTAATGGCGTCTTGTTGTCCATTCCAAGACGATCACCAATTGCATTGATTGCACGTCGAGCAAAAGCTGGAGCCAAAGCGGCACTAGCAGCATTAACTCGATTAGCCTGCACTTCAGGAGTAGTAGCACGCGGTAAACCTAACCACGCACCAACTGTGCTATTCTGAACGTGATATGGAACACCAAAGAGTCCAACAGGATTAGCACCTGATAAACCTTCGGGAACAATCACATCATTCGGAGCAATACCTGCAATCGTAACGTCCAACTGCACTCGCTTATTGACCAAATCAAAGCCAATAATCTTAGCAGGAGTAGCACTACGAGGAGCAGCTAACGCCGAATCATACACCAGAATACGCTGACCTTTACGAAGAAGCTTAACACCATAACCATCAGTCGTGCAGGTTAAAGTATCATTCGTTAAGGTCGTGGTAGAAAGCGAAGTAACGGTAGCAACAACACCATTACCAGCCGTCATGCACTGAGATTCAGTCTGGCGACGGAACTCTGGCATTGCCTTAGCCATTAACTCTTTAAAGAGATTAACAACTGCTTTGCGAGAATCGTCCGTTCCCCACTGAGCCTTAGTGTTCCACTGAATAGCGTGCTTGAAATTCACAGTGTTAATGACAGCCTTATCATAGGTCTGACCATCACCAACACCTAAATCTCCACCGTCTGGATTGTAGTAGCCGAAGTATCCACCGGGACCAATAGCAAGAGGAATACGCATATCTCTTTCAGAGATAACTTCCGTATCCTTCTTTTCTACAGTCGAGAAGAACTTCGCTGACTCAAGCTCGTAAAGCATCGAAAGCTTTTTACGAACCTTTTCCATTTCGGTAGCGAGAAGCTGAGTTCCGCCTACTGCCATGATTTAACCCCTACTTGATATATTTTGGACGTCCATTAAGGATATCCATGTCTGTAGTTCTGGAGCGGTCTACCCTGCTAAAATCAATACGATCTTCACTTTTACCGCCACCCAATCCAGCAGGAATTAATCGGCGTGACTCAGACTTTTGAGGTTCCTTAAACTTGATCCCAGCTTCTTTCAATACTTTATTGCGAACGGCAGGCAAAGCCTGTCTAGCACGTTGTAGATAAGCCTTGACTACGCGAGACTTCCAATCAGGAGAGTATTTAGAACTCTTAGCCTGATCAAAGAGAGACTGGATACCAGAAAGATATCGCTTATCTGAGCCAAGAACAGAATCAATCTCGGTAAAGATATCACGAATCACATTACGTTTCTGGTAATCATCCATTTTCAAGCCGTCTAACTCTTTAGTAATAGACAGCTTCATAGAGTGATTGACTACTTCAGTAATACCGGTCTTAAAATCACCGAGCTTACTGCTTTCAAACTCACTCTTTTCTTTTTCAAAAGCTTCCTGCTCCTTTGTTTTAGAGATCTTCTTTCTCTCTTCTAAAGGAGCCTTGATATCTTGAGTTTCAAACCAGTAGTTATGTGCATGAATAGCAACTGCTGCCAAATTCTTGTTATTTGACTTCAGAGCATCAGCATACATGGACATTAAAGCCTTCTTCATCGGCTTCAACATCACTTCGCCATATAATTGAGGAGATAACTCTCCAATAGAATCTAAAATAGTATGAGAGAAATCTTCAAAGGCACCTTCATCAACAGTCTTAATTGCCTTAAGAAAATCTCCGGTCCTTTTTACATCGCCTGATGCAATATCCTGATATACTGCATTGAGCATCTTAGCACTATGAGCAGCAGATTTAGCTTCGTCTGGATTAGTAAAGACTTCAGCAAACTGTTTATGCTCTTCTAACGCTTCTCGTAAACCGGGAACTTTCTTAAAGAGATCAGGAGCAGCTCTCTTAACTGCCTTTGATAAATTCGATGAGGCTAAGTCTTTAATCTCATCTTCTTCATCTTCATCTTCTACATCTTCTTCAGAATCTTCATCATCTTCTACGTCTTCATCCCCAGTCCCATCAGACTCTTCAGATTCGGAATCTTCTTCATCTTCGCCTTCTTCTTCATCGGAAACTTCCCCTTCTTCGCTTTCCCCTTCACTGGAAACTTTTCCTTTTCCATGTTTGCGAATGGGTTTTTCTTCATCGGAAACGCCATCTGTATCCTCGCTATTCAGAATATCTCTATCAGTTGGACCAGTTTCTACAGGATCTACATCACCAATTCCGCCGTTACCTTCAGGAGAATAGAAAGTTTTGAAAGGGAGAATTCTAAACATTTTAGCCACCTACTCGGGTTGACGCTGAATCTGGTTCTTGACCTTGTGGCGTTTCATTGGGAGTATCAGTACGAATCTGTTGCATCATCTGATGCGCCTTCCAATGTAACGCTACATTTTGATAACCTTCGGGATTGTCTTTCTTAGCTTTTTGACCTTTAGAGCTATTCAACCAAATCTTACAAATCTCCATCTCTACTAAATGGTCATCATGTTCTTCTGGCACAACAGACGGTTCCATTCCAAGTGGAGAATTCTGACTTGGTACAGATTGGCCCTGTAATAGCTCACTGATCTCACGATACTGTTTAGTTCTATCGTTGATGCCCGGAATGTAAAGCTCAGGAATACCAAGAGCCTTCTTAACCAATTCATTATTCTGTGGATGTGTAAGTAATGCCATAAGCATAGGATCTTTGGCACCTACTAATTGCATCAACGTGTCTTTAATTTGACCAGAACTAATTGGTAACAGCTCAGAGAACTCTGGCTCACATTCAGCGACATCACCGCGACCTAACGCCATGTGATCGACATTGGTAGTTTGAAAACCTGCTGAGTTTTTCTCTACCATCTTCTCATCATACTCTAGGAAACTTGCATACTCCTTAACTGCTTTATCAATAACATCTGCCCAAAGATGAGCAGTGATAGCAGATACAGTTCCTAGTCGCTGGAGAGCTTGATTCTGGGATTTAGTATATTCAGTAGCAGTTGATGTTCCAGGGACTGCTCCACCATATACTGTTGGAAAATCACCAGTTGTAAATTCTGCGTAGTTCTTATACTTCTGATGTAAGGCTACAACTTCAGGAGAGAGTTGTGCAGTCCTTGTCTCAAAGAAGTTATCACCGATATTTTTCCCAGGCTCTTTGAATGCTTGGGTAATATTACCGGGTTTAGCTTGCTGATTACCATACTTAGCAAAGTCAATAGCATCAGAAGCAATAAATAACTCAGAGATACCATGCTCCATTGTCTGCAATTCGAGTTCATCAATTTCAGCATTGATATCCTGAATCATAGCAAGATTAGTTCCTAACGGTTCAGAATGAATTGAAGCTGAACGAGGATCTAATCCAATGGTCCAATGGTCATCTAAATTCTCTCCAGTGATTTCTACAGGAGTAGAGTTGACATAAATAACATAGCAACCATCAGGAAACTTCTTTTTAATTGCGTTAATCTCATCTCTATTACTGCCATCTTTTTGGCTAGAGACAAGTTCAAACTGCCAAGGTCTATACCAGACACACTTGACTACTGCTGTATTATTAGGTTGATTGTCGAGAAACACACTAGGAGAGCGAATATTACTATCAACAGCAGTATCAGCCGTGGAAGCTTCAATTCCATCACATAATGGTTCCTCTCCGTTAGGGCCAGGAACACAAAAGATAGAACGCAAAGCAGCAATAGACTGGTCGAACTTAAGAATAAGAAAACCGCAGTGCTCTTGAGTTGTAGCACTATATGGAACCTTTACATTAAGAACGCCAAATGGTTCGATAGTAACTCTAGACTTCTCTTTATTAACTTGGATAGGAACAGGAACTCTAACAGTCTGTGGCGTTACTTCTGTAGAGATTTGCTCTCCACAAGACTGACACTGCATTGATGTAGGCTGTTCAGCACCTTCACCATAATTAAATCCACAAACAGGGCAAGCATGAGAATAAGAAGTTTGTTCTTCTAATGAAGTTTCTTCTACTTGGTAAAAACCAAACTTCTTATCCTTACGACTAAAAGTATAGACGAACGGTGTTCCCTGATTAAAAAAGATTGAGAGGATTTTGATGTAGAGAAGCTTGGCTTTATTATGCTTCTGGATAATCTTAGCTAAAGCCGAGTAAGCATCAGCCTTATCAACGTCATCAGCATTATCAGCATCAGCAGGAAAGAACAAAACTGATGGAACGCCGACGGATAAAGCAGCAATGATTGACTCACCATGAGGGCGATAAACATTAATAATACGAGGAGGAATACCTTCTGATTCTTTATCATCCCAGTTTGGAATGGCCCAATCACTAGCACCATTATCCCAGAATAGAGTAACAATATTATTGAAGTAGAGTTCTAATCTTTTAGCCTTACGAATCCAAGCACTATGAACTGCTTCATCTTCCCTCTCACACATAGAGAGAAGGTTAGACAATAAAGATTTCCATTCATCGGGAACTGCTGTTTGCTGTTTAGCAGGTTCTTGTTCTACTTCCTGTGGTGGTAACTCAGGAGCAACAGGAGCCTGTTCAACGCCAGTAGAATCAATCATTTACTTCTACTTTCTCGTATCGTTCTTCCTTAAAAGCATCGGTCGCTGATGATTCTAAATATTTCTGTTTATTAAATAAAACTTGGTCACGAATCTTAGCATGAACTGACTTATATCCCCTGCCCGGTTTAAATTCTACTGGCGCTTTAATCCGGTCAGGTTTCTCTTCTCTTAGTAACGCTTTATATTCAGCGAGTTCATCTTGTAGATATACAATGAACTCATCTTTCGATTTAATGACGGCCTCTAAAGCCTCGACGACGGAAAGTGGTTTGGGCTTGCGGTTTACCTTGTTGGCTTTCCAAGAATTCCATCTTCCGATAAAAAGCTGTTTGGTCGCCAGCAGCAAGTTTGTCCAAAGCTTCTTGAGACTTTGAAGTATGTTCGAGAGCTTTTGCATTAGTAACTTCGTATTCTCTAATACCAGCTAACAAGATACGAGAGCAATCATAAGGATCGTCACCATCGAATTCCTTAACATCTTCTGCCTTCTTACCTTCTTCTGGTGAGTCCTCATATACACAAGCTGGAATCGTTTCAATCAGCATCTCACATGTGTTGAAGATTTGAACTTTAGGAAGATTAGTCTCTTCCCTTTCAGCTTCAAACATCTTCACATATTCTACGTATGCTGCCTGCCCATATAAACGGAATACCTTATCAGCGTATTCCTTATCGAACTCCCCACCGTAAATCTTAGCAACTCTTTCCTTTGGCTGCCATCTTAAATATTCGTGCATTACCAGCTTGCCATTGAGTCGATTCTTCTCACCTAATTCAATGGGGCATTTAAAGTCTGCTTTCCTTAATGCCTTAGTAAGCTGGTCATAAATAGTAAAAGGCTCACCACGATTCTGATTTGCTGAATGACAAATTCTTACCTTAGATAATAAGACTCTTTCTTCTGGCGTTGTCTGATTAATAAGATCAGTGAGATAGTCGATTACTTTCTTTTCTTTGTGCGCGTACTCACGATAGATGAATACCCTACCAGTAGGAGCAAGAGCAGCCCAATAAATGACAGTATAAGCGGCATAGCCCCAATCAATTCCAATAAAACGAGGCCACCAGTTTGGGATATCGAATGGCTCTATTACGTGTCTTGCATTCTCTGGTTCATCGCTTAAAGGTTCTAAGCGGAACTCTTTAAATACCTGACCTTCGTATGTATCCCAATCGCCGTATAACTTTGCTTTCTTCTCTGCTTCTGATAAAGATAATAACTGCTTAATATAATCTGGATTATTCGCTAACAGTGTTGGATTATCTTGAATCCTGGCTGGAATAAAGATTCGCTTTAAACCAGTCTTCTTATCTATTAATAACTTGTAGCCTTCCTTAAAAGGTTTTACGAATCTACTTTTGAAATACCCGTGCCCAACATTTCCCGGATTTGTTCCGCTTCTGGCAATGGCAGGCAAATCTGCGCAGCGAGATCGTAAGCGGGACATAACAAGATATGAATACTGAAATTCGGTGAAGTGAGTTGCCTCGTCATATGAAATGAGATTATATTGGTCGGAATCGAATTTTCTAATATCGTCTTCTTTATCTGCTCCACCAAAGTATTGTACTGCTCCAGAGGGAAAGGTCCATTTCTTTTTTGTGTCATTGAAGACTCCTCCTACACTTGGGTAGATTTCTTTCGACCTAGAAATTAACTCTGTTTCTAACTGCTTGAGATTACGACGTAAGATTATACCTTTGTAAAGCGGATGCTCGTGAAACTGATATATAAGTGGCAACCATATAATCAGTTCAGTTTTACCAGCACCCGCAGCACCACCATATAAAGCTTCCTTTACAGTCCAAGGTATTGAGATAAAATCATTCTGCTTCTTGGTAGGAGTAAACTCCCTCTCAATAACAGATTGGACTTCTACTTTAGCCATTATAATAACAAGATCAAGAGCGGCTTATGGGGTGGCACATTAGTTGATTGCGAGAGGCTCTGCCCTGAGCCGGCCGCTTTGCCTCTTTAGTCATTTGGCTTTAGTCTGAGCTTTAGTGCTTGAGTGGCCGGGGTTTGCTGTTTGGCTCCGCCCCGACCATCAAGATGTCACTTCGCCCTACGGGCTTCGTTCCTAAGGAACAACAGGAGGAGGAACTAAAGAAGTATACACTTCCTTCAGGTGCCAATACTCATGGTCTGGATTAATAGACGATTCCATCCCACTATGAACTGCAAGGATTCGCTTTAAGCTATCACCAAGGAACCTTACATGAGTCTCAGCAGATGTAGCTAAAGCTTTCTCAGAAGCAGGTGTAGTAGAAGTTGTATCTGCTACTTCCTGATACTGAACCGGCTGCCCAGTTCGCGGGTCAATCCTTGGAAAAGCTGCTGGTGTTACTGTAGTCGTAGTAACCTTAGGCGGTTTAACAGCCTTCTCTTCGGAGCCGTAATAATCTTTCTTTTCGCTCATTGTCTTTTCCTTTAGTTGTCAAACAAGTGGGAGATTACTGAGATGGTTCTAAATGCCACTGGCAGTTTAACTTACCAATGTATCCACCACCACCACTGTAAAGCATTACACTGATATCCTTGTCAGCTTGCCCTGGAATATAAAGATTCAATACACCAGTGAAATCAGGGATATCAGCATCCCATTTAATCTTATCGCCAACCCTAACAACAAGTCTACCCTTAATAGGAGCAGCTAATACATCTGCACCAGCTTCAGCTCGGTAGGAATACTGAATAGCATCTAATACCCAAATCCTATCAGGAGCTTCAGGAGTATGTCCTAAACCAACATCCTCACCAGGTTGACCAACAGCATGATCAGTATTGATAGCTCTATGTGAACCGATGTTTGGTAGGACTGTTTTACTGATCATTAGATTGATTCCTATCTAGCTTGTCAATGAACTCTCGTTTTAACTCAGTAGCTCTAGCAGCTAAAATCTCTAACCGCTTATCTGCATCATGTGGTGCAATATATTGAATACCTTGAGTAACCTTAATCTTCAATGGTTTATAAAAGAAACTATAGACAATATAATGCTGCTTCTCAAAAGGTTTCTTCTCTGGGTCAACTATAATTTCTTTTTCTTCTAATACTTCTACTTCCCAATCTCCAATATCCATTACTGTCTCCAAGTACCAGAAACACCAATGGTCTGGATAAAGAAGCTAGAGCTAGCAGTCTCTCTAAATAGATTACCATTAACAAAAATCTGAGCTGCCATAAAAGGAGTAGTAGTTAAGATTCCATAACCAGTTGGAGTAGCTTCCAAAGATAAGAAGATATTAGATTGATTAACATTCATTCCGAACACAAAAGGCAGAACGGTAGTTACTTGAGCTATTCCGTCATTCGATGTCGAATAACGAACGATAGCCCCTAAGGCGTTTCCAGTAACTCTAAATTCTATTCTGTTAGAAGTAACTGG